TGGAAGGTAATACATCTGAGAGTAGAGTTTGGCGAGAGAAAGTAGATATATGGTGGTCCGATAGATTAGGTATTCCAAATTTTACACCTAGATATGCACTGCAATTTATCGGTACAGACGTAATGCGATCTCATTTTAATCCAGACATTTGGGTTGCAGCAGCCGAACGTAAGATTTTGCAGATTGATAATAATGTCGTTATCTCGGATTGTCGTTTCTTCAACGAGTTAGGTGTAATCAAGCGATTGGGCGGTACTACCACATCTGTGTGGAGACATGATTTACCAGAATGGTGGGACATTGCAGTTACCACAAATACTACGCCACCAGAAGAAGAATATCAAATATACGATCATGGTAATCATATGGAAGTAGCATTCCCAGATGTACATCCAAGTGAATTTAGTTGGGCTGGTTGGCAATTCGACCATACTATGTATAACACATCTACATTGGAAGTATTTCGACACAATACCATTAAACTACTATGTTAATCCTGTAATCAGGTCTTTTCTTTAACTTACGCTAAATACTAACAATGATATAGATTCATAACTAGTAATTACATGTAAAATAAAATAAAATAAAGGAGAACTCCACAAATGGCAAATCTTGTATCACCTGGCACTCAGGTATCAATAACAGACGAGTCGGTATACGGATCAGCAGGTGCTGGTACAGTACCAATGATTTTTATCGCCACAGGTCAAGATAAAGTTGACCCAACTGGCACAGAAGCAGATGGTATTGCAAAATATACTAAATCAGCAACAGCGGGAAGTCCGATCTTAGTAACATCACAGCGCGAACTAACTCAATACTTCGGAAATGTAGATTTTCGTACAGTAGGAAGTACAGTACAACAAGGAGATGAAACTAATGATTACGGTCTATTAGCAGCATATTCATTCTTAGGTCAAGCATCAGCAGCATATATTGTACGCGCAGATGTGGACCTAGCAGAACTTCGTCCCAAGACAGTTGAGCCAGTTGGTTTACCAGCAACTAATACTTATTGGGTAAATCCAACACTATCTAAGTTTGGTATTTTTGAATACTCAGCAAGTGGTTGGGCAGTAACAACACCAAGTGTTGAAATTGTTTCTACTCACGCAGCAGTACCAACCGCTACCGTTGTAAATGGTAACTACCATGTCACCATCGAACAGGTAACAACTTCAACTCACGTTCATTATTGGATTGGCGAGGGTGGTTCATGGGTTTTATTGGACTCATCATGGGGTGCTGGTACAGCATCTTTTGCACCACATTACACCGCACCAGTTGGACCAACAGTAGGCGATGTATGGATTAAGACAACCACACCAGGCGTAGGAATTGATTATGATATTTCATTATTCACTACAACAGCGGGCGAATTTGTAGCACAGTCTGCAATTTATGCACAAGCAGCAGCACCTACGGGTGTAATCGGTGATACTTTCCAAGATGGTACAGCAGCGACAGCGCGTGTATTGGCAGAAGGTGACATTTGGCTTGATATAGATGATGGTTTTGTTTCTATTCATCGTTATGACTCAACTACTTCAGCATTCGTAGATATGGTTTCAACTGTACAAACAACTGCACCAGTTGGCGCAGCTACTACGGGTACTATTTGGTTTGATTCAGCAGTAAATGAATTGGCTCTTTTTGAAGTAGCACTTGATGGTGGTGTTCAAAAATGGAAGTAGGCTACTAATGTATCTTATACTTCATCTGCTCCAGTAGTTGGCGTAGATGGTGATTATTGGGTTGACACTGATGAAGATAACTATCCAGTTATCTATCGTAGCAATGGTTCAGCATGGATTGTTAAAGATAATACAGACCAAAGTACATCTGATGGTGTAGTATTTGGTGATATTTCTGACTTAGATGTTTCAGCAGGTGCATTTGTAGACGCAGCAGGCGTATTGGCAAATGGTCCTAACCCATTATTATTCGCAGTTGGTACTTCAGCAGTTAACATGTGTCGTTCAAAGAATACAGTACGTAAGTATGATTCAACATTAACAACTGATTGGAAATGGCGCAACTTTGCTGGAAATGCAGCATCAGGTGCAGGATCATTTGGTCGTAAAGCACAACGTAAAGTTGTAGCAGAGGCAATGCAAGCAAGTGCATCAGGATCGACACTACGCGAAGAAACTATTCAGTTCCGTTTGATCGCAGCACCGGGTTATCCAGAGTTGATGGACGAGATGGTTACATTAAATACAGATCGCAATCAAACAGCATTCGTTATCGCAGATAGTCCATTCCGTTTGAATCCAACTGATGCAATAAATTGGGTACAAGGAACTAGTGCAACAGAGAATGGAGAAGATGGGTTAGTAAGCAAAAATACTTATGCAGCAACTTATTATCCTAGTGTACTTACGACTGATCCAGTAACTGGTTCAAGTGTAGTTGCTCCTTCATCGCATAGTGTTCTTTACACATATGCATATAACGACAATGTTAGTTACCAATGGTTTGCACCAGCAGGATTGACACGTGGTGTTGTTCAGAATGCATCAAATGTTGGTTACATCAATTCAGAAAACGAATTTGTAGCAGTTTCATTGACACAGGGAAATCGTGATGCAATGTATTTAAATAAATTGAATCCAATTGTTAACTTCCCAGCAGAAGGTATTATTATCTTTGGTCAGAAGACATTAGCAGCATCAGCAAGTGCACTAGATCGCGTCAACGTTGCTCGTTTAGTTGCATATTTACGTGAGCGTTTTTCAGTTATCTCTCGCCCATATTTGTTTGAACCAAATGATGAATCAATTCGTGATAATGTTAAGCAAACGTTTGATGGTTTCTTATCTAATATTCAAATTAATCGTGGTGTGTATGACTACAGTATAGTATGTGATACTACCAATAATACACCAGCACGCATTGATCGCAATGAAATTTATGTTGATATTGCAATTGAACCTACGAAATCGGCAGAATTTATTTATATCCCAATTCGTATTGTAAATACAGGTGATTTAAGTTAACACATATTAAATTTAATATTCAACAAAGCCCACATTATGTGGGCTTTTTATTGTTTCAAAATAAAAACGTAAAAAGCATAAATACATTTATATATATAATAGTCTATCATTAGGATAGACTATTTAAATTCTAAGGAGAAATCAAATGGCTATTTTAAACAATTTCGGTATACCTATGGGAGATGCAACAACTGCTCAAACATTGATGCCAAAATTACAATATCGTTTCCGTGTAGTATTTACAGGATTGGGAGCAGTCGGATCGAAAGGTACGTTAGTATCACAGAATATAATTAGTGCTACAAGGCCTGAACTTACTCAAGAGCCAATTGTTATAGACACTTATAACTCAAAAATTCATATTGCTGGCAAGCACACATGGAGTGATCTCACAATGACATTGCGCGATGACGCAAACAATGATGTTATAAGAGCAATACAAGCACAAATGAATAAGCAAGTAAATCATAGTGATCAAACAAGCGCAAAGGCTGGTGAAAATTATAAATTTACTGCACGCATCGAAACACTAGATGGATCACATGCTACAGATTCGTCATCAATAATTGATCAATGGTTTATTGAGGGATGTTTCATCACACAAGCGACTTACGGTGACTTGAATTATGCAAATTCCGAGGTTGTACAGGCGTCAATAACTATCCGTTATGATAATGCAACATTATTTGCAGATCGAAACGTTGGTCAAGGTGCAAACTAATTAAGTTAGTTATACATGGTTGATTTCACACGGGATTACAACAATACAGCAGTAACGATTTACGGACAAGATCAATATGATAAGTCCGTAAATCTAGCTGTTCCTAGAAATAAGTTTCAATTTAAAGTTGTAATTCACTACAAAGATATCACTGGCAAGGATCTAAGTCTTGAGTTAAAGAAGATATCTGAGATTGGAATGCCAGGACATTCTATAAAGACACAGACATTGAATCAATATAATAAGAAGCGTACAATTCAAACTGGAATTGATTACACTCCTATATCCTTATCTGCTTATGACACTCGTGATGCAGAGATAGAGAAATTTCTAATAGGATATAATAATTATTATTATTCTGGTCCTATGTCAGATAACTATGATACTATGAGAGATGATATTATTAGTGAAAATTTTAAATTTGGGCAAAGTGACAAGGGTTTAAAATTAACCAATAATCGTTATTATATTACTAGATTAGAGATAATCAGAAAGTCTTCTAACGATGATAACAATATTATAGAAATTTATAACCCAATTATTACCAACATACAAGGTGATACCTTGAATTATTCCGAATCAGCGCCTGTACAATATCGTATAGATTTCACATATGAAGGTTATAAAACAATTACCAACGGTTTAGATTCAAATACGACATCTTAATAAACAATGGCAAAATTCCATCAAGGCTTATACACACCAAAAAACCCAGATAAATACTTAGGTAAGGGCTTACCCCGTTATCGCTCAAGTTGGGAACTGGTTGTTTTCAGAATGTGCGATAATCATCCATCTGTCTTAGGATGGGGTTCAGAAACACATCGTATTCCATATAAAAATCCCCTTACTGGAAAAAATTCTAATTATGTACCAGATTTATTGATGGTATATCAAGATGCAAATGGTAAGCAACACGCAGAGATGGTAGAAATAAAACCAGCGGGACAAACTCTTGGTGAAGCAAAAAGTCAATCACAGAAAGCAGCCGCAGTGGTAAATCACGCCAAATGGGAATCAGCAAGGCATTGGTGTAAAGCAAAGGGTTTGGGATTTCGCGTTATTACAGAGAATGAGATTTTCAATAAGCCAAAGAAGCGAACAAAAGCGCAAAGGAAAAAGAAATGACACAAAAATTAAGCGATACATTTAATTTACCTCCTATAGAAGATATATCATTAGATTTCGATGATGATAATGAAATAGAACCATCATCAGAAGAAGTGATAAAGCAAATCACCGAACAAATATCAAATAAATCAGCAACTATGGATATGTCCATGAAAGTAGATGCAGCACTGCCTATGGTTCTTGGTTTAGACGCAATCGATAAAGAGATGGACGATTATGCAACAAAAGCGATAGATGCATTTGATGATATAGTAGATTTGGCAAAGAATGTAGACGATAGAAATGCAGCAGCATTGCTTGACAGCGCAAGTAAAATGTTATCAGCAGCGATAACCGCGAAACAAACAAAGATGGATAAAAAAATCAAAATGATTGAGTTACAAATGCGCAAAGAACGTCTTGATATGGATAATCGAAAAGTAAATCATATTATCAATAAAGGCTTACCAGATGATGGACCAGAATCAATTGATGGTAGATTGATAGGAAATCGTTCAGAGATGTTAGCAGAAATTATGAAAAATATTAAAGATGATACAGCAGAATAATTAAGTCTGGTGATTTTTACAATAAAGATAAATAGTTATAATATTAGGAGAATTAAACCCATGAAGTCCTTTACAGAATATTTGACAGAATCAAAAAACACATATACTTTCCGCATTAAGTTGGCAAAGGAATTATCTGGAGATGATTTATCTCGCATTGAGAATCACTTAGCAAAGTACGATGTACAGAAAGTAAGCGCACCTACTAAGTTGATGCTACAAAGCACACCTTATGACTTTCCACAACTACGTGGATACGAGATATTTGTTGTTGAGTTTGAAACAAATTTACCAGCAAGTGCATATCAAATACAAACCGAAATCCAAGCATTACTTGGCATCAGCGACGGCTTTATGAAAGTTCGTTCAGACAAAGAACCATTGGAACAGAGAGAACAAGCATTATCAAACGAAAAATCAGATGATGAAGAAGTTTCAAGTTTATTGTCTGATAGTACATACTCAGAAGCAGATGAGATAAATGCAGAAGAATTCTTCGGTGATAAGTACAATACTTCTTTTGTTCAAGAATTGTTAAAATTGAAAAAAGAGCAGGAGAAGAAAGATGCATAAGTCAATGAGAACGTTACTAGAATCAATCAATCCTATAATGAACGAAATGGAAGTAACGAATGTCATAGTAGACGGAAATGTTACATTAGATAATATTCAACGTACAAGCGATAGTGAAGAATTTACTGCGGTAGCAAATGGATTTGGTTCATCAGTTGGATCAGAAGACTATGATATCGATGTTAATGATATTCCAGTCGATATTAAAATAGAAGCATTCGGTTCGGTACATGATGGTGAATTCAAAATTGTCAGTGTTACTGGCGATGGTATGAATTTTGTACATGAAGATGGTGAAAATTGGGGTGATTATACTGATGCATTTGTAAACGCAATGCAAACAGAAGCAGTTGAAGAAGAAAAGAAAAATTGTGGTTGTGGAAAAGATCCTTGTGAAACATATGGTAAAACTGACGTTGAAGAAGCAATGGGACCAATGGCAAAAGTTAATGACGAAGGTCAGATAGAAATGACCAAAGCAGATTATGCTAAAATACATCGTGATTATAAGACAAAAATAGATGACACATACATGGCATTGCGTCTTGATCATAAAACAGGTGGCACAGTATTAACACCAGTAACATTTATAGACGCAGTCGCAGAAGGCGAAGAAGTGCGTTCAGAAGAAAAGGATACAAATAATATGACGAATTCAATGAACGAAGGTAAAGTTAAAGCAGCAATGATTGATGATTCGGAAACAATGTCTAAAGAAGACTTTATTAAGAAGTACGACCAAGAAAATGCTGACGACTTATACGAAGCATCTATAAAGAAAGTATGTAAAGATTGTGGTGATGAAATACACAAGCCTACTACAGATTGCAAGCATGATTGTGATGATGAAATGGGTGAAAACTGGGTAACAGAATCATCTACATTAGAGGAGTCTCCAACAATGGATACTACTCAATTAGTAAGTATGTTACATAATGCAGGTCTATCTGAAGAAGCAATAGAACGTAAGATTAACGAATGGGCTAATTCACCAGCAGATGCAAGTGAAACTGAACCTACATCGCATGGCGATCCTTATGAGTTTGCACAACCAGTAAACTTGTCATTGAAGAGTTATATGGGCGCACAGGATCTAAAAGTTAGCGTAACTGAGCATACAGTAGACACCATGAAAGCATTATATGAAGAATCTAAGAAAAAGACTATGGTCAAAGGTCCAGATGGAAAAATGGTCCCAGACTATGCAGTAGACGGCAAAGGCAAGGACGATCTTAAAAAAGATAAAGACGTTAAAGAATCTGCTTCAATGTCAGATGATCCATGTTCTAAGTGCGAAGGAGAAGGTTGTGACTATTGCGACGACACTGGAGTTAATACAGGAACCGAACTTGCTGAAGCACAGAGCGCAGCACAGAAAGCCGCTTTTGAAGATATGTTAGCTAAGAAAGAGCCTACAATGGACGATGAGCCAGAATACGATGGTGATAAGAAAGAGCCTACGATAGAAGAATCATTGGAAGAATCTAAAGAATTGGCAATCTTGCTTAGAAACGCAGGACTATAAAGAACTTAGACCTTAGGACTGTTATAATTACTGGCTTGCCCGTTTTTATTATCTAAGGAGAGAGGATGCCGTTATCCATTATATGTAATTCGCTACTATATATATAAAAAACGGCAATTATTTAAGGAACGAATTATGAACGATATGAGAAAGATAATGGAATCTATATTACTAGAAACCCCTTTGCAGGTTGGTGATATTGTTGGATATAAAAATAAATCGTATGAAGTAGTAGGTATTAATCCTAATGATTGGGATCAAGTATTGATTAAGTCACTAACTAGTGATGCAGAAGGATGGGTAGATGACAGTAAATTATCAAGAAATCCTCCAGTTGCAGAAACAGTAGAAGAGATTGAAGAAGTTGTTGAATCAGATGATATTGACATTGATGCCTTTTTAGAAAATTTAGAGATTTCAATAAAAAATATCATATCAAAATAGACAAGATCCTTGTCTATCACGAGTTGTTAGATTGACAAACAGAGATAAATACATACATGTCAGCAGATACGAAGTTAGTAAAAACTCCTCACCAACAAGAAAATTATACACCAGATCAACTAATAGAGTTAGCAAAATGTGCTAACGACCCAAAATATTTCATGAGAACTCATTGTTGGATTCAACATCCGACTAAGGGTAGAATGAAGTTTGAATTATTTGACTTTCAAGAAGAATTAGTTGATGTATATCATAATTATAGAAACTCGGTAGCATTGATTTCTCGACAAATGGGAAAATCAACATGCGCTGCTGGCTATCTATTATGGTATGCTATGTTCGTGCCAGATCAGACAATATTGATTGCAGCCCACAAATATAGTGGTGCACAAGAGATTATGCAGCGTATTCGATTTGCATATGAGACATTACCTGATTACTTGAGAGCGGGCGCAACATCATATAACAAAGGTTCATTAGAATTTGATAATGGTAGTCGTATTATTGCACAAGCTACCACTGATAACACTGGACGTGGTATGTCTATATCACTAGCATACTTGGACGAGTTTGCATTTGTACGTCCAAACATTGCAAGAGATTTTTGGACTGCATTATCGCCTACATTAGCAACTGGTGGTAAATGTATTATAACATCTACACCAAACCAAGACGATGATCAGTTTGCTCAGATTTGGAGAGATTCACAAAAGAAGACAGATGAGTATGGTAACGAAACTGATTTAGGTATTAATAGTTTTGCCTCTTATGATGCAATATGGAATAGACATCCAGACAGAGATGAAGAGTGGGCAAGAATAGAACAAGGTAAGATTGGTGAAGAAAAATTCAGACGTGAACATAAAAATGAATTTATTGCATTCGATGAGACATTGGTGAGTAGTTTGAAATTAGCCATGATGGAAGCAAAAGAAGCATGGGCAATGCAAGGACAAGTGCGTTGGTATAAGCCGTTGAAAACAGGTAATTTATATCTTATTGCATTAGATCCTAGTTTAGGAACTGGTGGAGATAATGCAGCGATACAAGTGTACGAATTGCCTGGCATGAACCAAGTCGCTGAATGGCAACATAATAAAACGACTATACAACAGCAAGTAAGAATATTACAAAAGATAGCAATATACATAGATGATGAGACAAAGCAACAATCTGAAATATATTATAGTCTAGAAAACAATTCAATGGGCGAAGCAGGATTGGTATGCGTTGAGGAGATAGGCGAAGAATACTTCCCAGGGACATTCTTGAGTGAACGTAAGAAGCATGGTAATACAAAGGCATATCGTAAAGGATTTACTACTACACATAAATCAAAGATAGCAGCATGTGCTAAATTAAAGCATTGGGTAGAGACTGATAAGTTAGAAATAGCAAGTAAGAATCTATTACGTGAACTGAAGGTATTTATTTCTCGTGGCAATAGTTATGGTGCAAAAGAAGGTGAAAATGATGATTTAGTCATGGCGCTCGTATTAATCATAAGAATGGCACAAGAAGTAACCAATTATGAAGATACCGCATATGCGTATTTGATGGAAGAAGGGTTAGATAATGACTACGATGACCCAATGCCATTTTCATTTTTATAGACGAAAAAGATAAATACATATATAATTAAAAAGGAATTACCCCGATGAATGATATTTCAACAGAACTATTTAACATACTAAAAGGCGCAGGCTACAAGATGCGTTTATACACTATTGATGGTGTAGAGACATTGAATGTAGAAGAAGCAACGCGACTATACGCTGTTGATCAAAATTTGATTGTCACAATCAAACAAGAAGATAACAACTTTGAAGTGATTGTTAAGATCGGGGAAAGTTACGACATACAGAGAAATAAAGATATTTTAGATGCAATCAAAGCAATTGCACATGGAAAATTAGGTGAATTCACAATGAGAAAATTTGACAAACAAATCCAACCAAAAACAGATGCACAAGTGACAGAAGGGTTCACAAAGGCGGGCGGTTCAACAAAGACAAGTTATATTAAATTGCCAGAAGCAACGCTTATCATAAAGCACAACAAAAGTGTTAATGAAGAAATGCGTGGTTCTCGTAGTAGAAATATTCATAGTTTGTTTATTGAAAATGCATCGGGTGAAAAGTTTGCATTCCCACATAAGTACATGGCAGGCGCTAGAGCAATGACTATGCACGTTAATGAGCATGGAAATCCTTATGATGTTAAGGGACAAGCAATTTTGGCAATGTGTGAAGAGATTTCAGATTTAAACAAGTTCACAAAATATACAAAGCAAAACAAATTAGTTAACGAAGACAATCAAGAAATCGTAGAGACTATTAAATCAAAGATTGCTCAACTAAAAGAGTCGGTTAAGCGGTTGTCTACCAAGCGTGGTTATGATAATTTTAAAGTTGAAGTAAATGAAGATTTAATTGAAGAAACCCTTGACATCTCTGAGCAATTCAAGTATAATGCATTATCTACTGAGAGTATGCAACAAGCACTCGCTACAGTAAATCGTGTAGTATCTGAAACTAAATTGAAAGAGGCGAAAACCGTGAGCGCAATTGAAAACTTAGAAAAATTGATCAACATTGTTAAATCAGGCGTTAAGATCCCAGTTGATTCAACTGATCCAGAGCATCCTGAAAATACAATGACTGATTTCTCAGGCGAAGGTGGTGACATCTCTGCACTGGGTCACAAGGCATCATACATCGGTATGAAGGCTATTCAAGTAAAACAATTTGAATTGTCAAATTTACTTGATATGTTGAGCGTAGATGTTCATAAAATGAATAAGACATTCCGCACAGCACTTGATCAGTTACTTGATAAAGTAACAGAAGAAGTAGTAACAACAGAAGAGACACGCACATCATCAATGGATGATGAAGCAGTTACTAATTTACGTAAGATGGTGGGATAATATGTTTAAGAATTGGATAAAAGGACGTTTTACAGAGCGTACATCATTAGATGGAGCAGTATTGATTGGGACGGGTTTAGCAATTTTATTGCTGGGTTCATTAGCAACTTATGCAGCATACATTGCCATTGTTTATGGCGTATGGTCTGTAATTAAAGAAGAATAAATTTAAATGAAGCAGCGCCAGTTGAGAGCCTGCATTAACAACGTAATATCTTCACTAAATATTAAATCAAATTAAAACGAAAAAGTGCTTGACAGTAGGCATGAAAAGAAGTATACTGTATAGGCTAAGTAAGAAAACAAAGGCAAACTTGTATTAGTGGAATAATCCATTTAATACCTAAAACAAAACTAAGGCATTAGGAGAATTAAATAATGGCATCTTTAGCAGAAATCCGAGCAAAATTGCTTGAACAAGAAACTCGTTCATCTGGAACGAAATCAAATACCAAATCAGACAATACTGTCTTCCCTCACTGGAGTATTCCAGACAACACATCAGCATCACTACGATTTTTACCTGACGGCGATACAAACAACCCATTCTTTTGGTTGAAGCGCGAAATGATTCGTTTAGAATTCGCAGGCGTAAAAGGTGGTGACGAATCAAGACCTGTTACCATTCAAGTACCTTGTATTGAAATGTATGATGATGAAACTACCACATGTCCTATTCACGCAGAACTGCGTCAATGGTTCAAAGATCCTTCATTAGAAGACGTTGCTCGTAAATATTGGAAGAAAAAGTCTTACTTATTTCAAGGCTTTGTCACTGAAAGTGATCTAGTAGAAGAAGCACCTACTAACCCAATTCGTCGTTTCATGATTTCACCTCAAATCTTTAAGGTAATCAGTGCAGCGTTAATGGACGTTGATTTCACATCTTTACCCACCGATTATAACGAAGGTACAGATTTCAGAGTAGTCAAAGGTCAGAATGGTAAGTGGGCAGACTATAGTACTTCTAACTGGGCTCGTCGTGAGCGTAGTTTAAATCAAGATGAACTAGACGCAATCGAAACAAATGGATTATTTAATCTATCTGACTTCCTACCTAAGAAGCCTGATCAAGCGCATTTAGATGCGATGGTCGAGATGTTTGAAGCATCTGTCGATGGTCAGTTATACGATAATGAGAAGTGGGGTAATTACTACCGCCCATGGGGTGTTGATGCACCATCAAAACCAATGGCATCTGTAGTTCAATCAGCGCCTGTTGCTGAAAAGGAGATTACGTCAGACGATGTCCCTTTTAAAGCAGATCCTGTTCCTGTAGCAGCAGCACCTGTAGCAGCAGCACCGACAACAGGATCAGAAGACGCAAAACCTACTGCGCAAGATATTCTTGCAGCAATTCGCAATCGTAAAGCAGAAGCATAAGTAACCAATAGGGAGCAAGTTCTTTGCTCCCATTTTCAAGGAGAATAATATGGCACGACCATTTGATGTGTCTAAGTTCCGTCGTAGTATTACTAAGGCGGTTCCTGGTCTAAGCACTGGATTTAACGATCCTGATACTTGGATTTCAACAGGTAATTTTACATTAAACAAACTTATTAGCGGAGACTTTGAAAAAGGTATTCCACTAGGTAAAGTAACAGTATTAGCAGGCGAATCTGGAGCAGGGAAATCATATATTGCTTCGGGAAACATAATTCGTCATGCACAAGAGCAAGATATTTATGTTGTTCTAATCGACTCGGAAAATGCACTAGACGAATCATGGTTACATGCACTAGGTGTAGATACGAGTGAAGATAAATTGATGAAGTTGAACGTAGCAATGATTGATGATGTTGCGAAAATTATCTCTGACTTGATGAAAGATTACAAGACTGAGCATGGTGATAAAGAGCCAGAAGATCGTCCTAAAATCTTATTTGTAGTAGACAGTCTAGGTATGTTGTTAACACCCACTGACGTTAAGCAGTTTGAAGCAGGAGATATGAAAGGCGACTTGGGTCGTAAACCTAAAGCACTTACTTCACTTGTTCGTAACACTGTGAATATGTTAGGTGAATACAACGTAGGTTTACTTGCTACGAATCACACTTATGCATCGCAAGATATGTTCGATCCCGATGATAAAATCTCTGGTGGTCAAGGATTCATTTACGCAAGTTCAATCGTAATCGCAATGCGTAAACTAAAGTTAAAAGTTGATGAAGATGGTAATAAGACGACTACTGTAAATGGCATTCGTGCAGCGTGTAAGATCATGAAGACACGTTATGCTAAACCATTTGAGAGTGTACAAGTAGAAATTCCATATGATACTGGTATGAGTCCTTACAGTGGATTAACTGAATTCTTTGAAGCGAAGGGCGCATTGAAAAAGTCAGGTAATAGCCTTGAGTATATTAGTCCCGTAACTGGTGAAATCATTAAGAAATTCCGTAAAGCATGGTCTAAGAATACTGATGATTGTCTAGATATCATGATGCGCGAGTGGGAACAACAACCCGAAGCAATTCTAGATTCTGCTGGAGATGATTCAGTGATTGAGGAGATGGTCAATGAGTCTTAGTGATAATGATTTAGAATTTATCATTGCTATATATGATGCTGCTAGGTCTAGTGTTGTAGAAAAAGAACGTAGTAATTTTGCAGAACATTTTCTACAAGTATTAGATCAGTATGGATTTGACATTGCAGGTAATGCGGAACAGATCAGTGAGCATGATAAATATCTCCAAATTAGTGTTGATGAATATATTGAACACGAAGAAGAAGACGACACAGACGAAGAAGAGTGGGATTAAATGAGTAAATGGTATCGTAAAGTCACTGGAAACATGGCAGAGATAGTTAATGCTATTTCACACTATGAAATACAAGTTTCAGAGGCTAAGTTTGAATGTAGTATGAAAGGTAGTTTGGAAAAGCACAGTCGTGATATTCCGGGCATCGTTGAACATCGTTTTAACCAACTACAAGAGACAGAAGCGATACTTGAATATTTACATACTGAAATGCGAAAATTGCGCAGTCAGAAGTTCAGACACTTTACTGAGCATTATCAACGTGCATTAACATCAGCAGATGCGAAAGCATTTGTCGATGGTGAGCCTGATGTAGTAGATTTACAATATCTTATTGTTGAATTTTCAATGGTTAGAAATAAGTTTATGGGAGTTATCAAGGCACTTGAAGTAAAGCAATGGCAACTCACTAACGTAATTAAGTTACGATGTGCAGGATTGGAAGACGCAACACTTTAATAATAATAAAATAAAAAACCCACCAAGTGTGGGTTTTTTTGCGGCTATAATATAATATATGTGTTTAAATTAAAAATACAAAATCATAAATAGTACAGTTAACTAAAGGAGAAGCTTAATTATGGCTCAAAAACGTTTTAATATGGAAGGTGGTTTTATAACCAATGGCGATTCACAGGTAGAAGGTAATCTATCCGTTACTGGATCACCTACTCTTATCGACCACGTAACTACCAAAGTCTACGTAGACACCGCAATAGCAGGCGTAGCAGGCAATCAACAAGGAATATCGGGTAATGGCGATCTATTCATGTCAGGT